TCAAGGATGTGATAACTGCCTGCGGTCAGTGCCGTATGCAGCGTACCGCGAGTCACAGCGGTGCCGCCCGTCAGTTGGGTGTTGTCAACCCAGACAGTCGGAGTCCCTGCGCCAGAGCCGACGCAGCCTGAGCCGGATGCCGACTCTGCCATGCCGAAGAACTTGGTAGCGTCTGCGATGCCGTTGTAAAGACCCGCGACACAGTTCGCCCCCGAATCCCGCCTCACCGCAATCATGCAGTCCATCCCGTTGATCAGCGTGCCAGCCGCGAAGCTGGCCGTCGCCATGCCGTCATCAACGCCGTCGTAGAGTTGGAAGGGGGTGATGCCGGTGGCGCTGTAGCTGGAGCCGTCGGTGAGGATGGGTTGGTAGTCTGAAATAGTGGAACCGTGTTCAAGTTGCGGGTGCCAGATTGACACATCAATAGAGTCATCTGATGCGCCACCAACCCCAACATCCAGAAACGCGAGCGACGGGTGCGGGTTCTGTATTGCGCCGACAAACCTTGTCCATGTTGTCGTTGCCGTGATGACTTCAAAAGATGCGCTGCTGCTTCCGAAGAGAACAACCTGTGATGATCCGGTGTTGCTCTTGATCCATGCTGAAGCAAGGTTGGCAAGAGGGGTTCCCGAAACAATTTGTCGCATCAGCGCGTAATCAGCGCCGGTCCTTGATGCCACGACCCTGCACGCGGTGGTCGATCCATCAGGTGCAGTCGAGTAGTTGGGCGTTTTGGCGACTGCCCCAGACCCCACCTTGGTGCCTAAGGTCCAAACCGAATTGCTGAAGTCTTCCGTGTACGTCAGCAAGTTCACCCGCGCCGACTCCAGAGGCCGTGCCACCGAGGTGCTTTGCAGCATGTGGTTGCCGGGATCGGACAACGCTGTCGCACCCGCCCTGATGTCCAGCGCCAGCCCGACCGGGTTCGCAGAGTCTGCAACCGTGCCCGGCACAGCAACTGGCGTGGTGCCGGTGTAGTCGTTGAAGCTGGCGGTCAGCAGGCTCGGGTCGATCCACATGCCAGGGCTGTCAACGCCGTTGGGCCACAGGGCGAGGGGGGACCATGCGGCGGATACGGACTGCGCCGGATCAAAAATTCCGCGCATGATCGGCGTCAGCACCGGGCGCAGCAGGCTTTGCAGCAGCATGGCGGCTTAGACCTTGTCGACGCCGTACGCAACAGCAGCCGCCAGCCTGCGCACGCGGTAGGTGCCAGGCGCTGCAAGGACTTTGGCGGGCTCGGAGGTGTCCAGCTTGCCGATCATGAAGTACTCGCCGTCTGCGCTTTTGATGTGAACCTGCGCCACGCCATGCGGGTTGACGGTGGTTCCGGCTGCGTCTTTCAGGAACAGCGTCACCTGGTCGCCTGCGGCCAGGGTGAAATCAGCGGAGTCCGCCTCGGCGGTGCCGGATGCGATCAGTTCAGCCATGGTGTTTGTCCTTAAGGTTCAGGCTTTCGCCTTGCGGGTTTTGGCGGGCTTTTCAGCGGGCGCGGGCGGCGCCTCGACGTACTTGGCGGATTTCATTTCGTTGACCAGGTGCGCAGCAAGGTCTGCCGGCACGCGCGCGACATCACCCGGGCTGAATGCGCCCAGAGCGGAGCAAGCCCCGTACGTCACGAATTTGATTTGAACTTGCATTTTGCTTAGGCCGCGTCAGCCAGTTTTGTCCAGATCGGCTCGGCCTGAGAGCCCGAGTTGCGGTAAACGAAGCGGACGGTTTTATCGGTCATGGTGTTTCCTTCGCAGGGGGTGATCTATCAATGAAAAAGGCCCGCCGAAGCGAGCCTTTTAAGTTGCCAGACCGTCTGGTTACGCCGGGGTCAGGTCGCCACCGCGCACGGCGGCGGGCTTCTCCGTGGCCAGGGCCAGGCGGCGCTCGGCGCGCAGGGTGATCAGGTTCTTGGTGAAGTTGTCGCTGTCGCTGTCCGACATCTCGACCACCACGCCTTCGCGGTTGTAGACCATGTAGGCTTCGCTGAAGCGGCCCACCTGGAAGGTGTCGGCTGCCATGCCAATCGCCTGGATCACCGGCAGGCCGAACAGGCGGGCCTGGCCAGCATCGTTGATGCTGTACAGGGTCTGCCCGGCGGCTGTGGTGAACAGCTCGATCTCGATGGTGGCCCAATCCGCCGGATTCAGCACGATGGCGTCGGCCGGGTAGCCGGCGGCGTACAGGTCGGCAATCACCTTGCGGATCAGGATCAGCTTCTTGAAGGTGGTGGAGATCGCGGCAATGGTGGCATTGCTGTAGCCGTGCGCGGTGAAGTTGCCGCTGTCGTAGGTGCCGCTGATGTTGGGCGCGGTGCCGTCACCGACGACCAGCTGGGTGTCGACCTTCGCATTCACACCGTAGACCATGCGGCTGTTCACATACGCGGCCAGGGCGGGCGCGTCGGCGGCAAGCTGCTTGCTGATCTTGATCCAGTGCGCCACGGTGCTGATCGGCATGTTCACCAGCGACCAGGTGAGCGCAGATTCGGCCTTGCTGGCACCTTCGGACGCTTCCGCCGCGTTGTTGGTGAAGCTGGCTTCCTTGGTGAACTCGATCGCGTTGGAGCTGGTCGTGGTGCTGGGCAGCAGGGCTTCCATGCTGAACGGCAGCATGGCGCCGGACACGATGCCGGGGTTGCGCTGCGGCGCCACGTTGGTGTCGCTGCCGACCAGCGTGTTTTTCACCTCGACGCGCAGCTTGGCCAGGTTGCCGCCGGCAAAGTCGCCATAGCGGGCGTTCTTGATGAGCTGCTCGCCCCAGGAGCTGACCTTGGTCGGCTCAGACGGTGCGGAGCCTTTCTGCTCGATCTGCAGCAGTCGGTCGGCCAGCTCGCGCTGCTGGATGCCGATGGCGTCCAGGGCGGTCTTGGTGTCGGCGCTGATCTTGCCAACGGTGGCGGCTTCGCCGTCGGCTTTGGTGGACATGTCTTTCAGCTTGCCTTCGATGGCATCCATCGACTTCATGAGCAGCTCGATGGAGCCGGCGCAGAGCATGGAGATGGCCGCCAGCTTGTCAGCGTGCGGCGCGAGCAGAGCCTGGACATCAAGGCCGGCCGCTTGCGCGCCGATCGAGACCAGGGACACGGCGGCAACAAGGGCCACCAGGAAGATTTGATTGCGTTTCATGATGAGGGTCTTTCAGGGAGTTGTGGAACGGTTGCGGGATTGCGCGGTTACGCGGGAAGACCTGCGAGGCGGTTGGCCCGCTGCAGGAGGTCACGCATGGCGATCGCCTCGGCTTGCTGGTCAGGCTCCCCCTGCCCCATCAGGCTTTTGACGCGGGCCACCAGCGCGGTGGCGGCCCCTTTGCTGAGTCCGCCTGCATCCCGCAGGAAATACTCAAACTCGCGGATGGTATGGATCTCGCGGATTGCCGCGTCCATCCCATCGTTTTTTACAGATTCGATGCGGGCCGAGCTGTCCGCCGGCATGGCGACCACGGAAACCTCGACAAGGTTTGTCCACTTGCGGATCACCCGTCCGCTTTCGGTTTCGTCGTAGTCGCCTTTCTTGACGTAGCCGCCCACCGAAAGGCCGTTGATCGTGCCGTGGCGCATGGCGGCGCCGACGTCGGCGCTGACGCTCATGCCGGGGGTGAGCTCGCCCTCGACCAGCAACCCGTGATCGTCTTCCTTGACGCTGATGTATTTGCCAATCGGAAGCAGACCGGCCCCACTGGACGCGAACCCGGCCCAGGAGTGCTCCAGGTACATATGGGGCTTGCCGTTGTTGCGCAGGGTGGATTCATAGGCGCCCTTGACGATGGTGTCGCCGTAGCTATCCACCCCGCCAAAGACGGACGCATACCCGGTGAACCGGCCGCTGTCCCCCTCCATCTTGAGGTCGACGCTACTGAGAGACAGGGTCTTGCGAATCAACATTCTTGGCTCCGTTTCCAACTTCGCCCAGCTTTTCAATGGGCACCAGGTTGCTCTGCGCCGTCAACTCATCGCCGCCGTCCATCGGCGGGTCGTTTTCGAGCTGGCGGCATTCGTTGCGGGTTTTCAGGCCGTTCTGCACGGCCTTGGCGTAAATCTCGAAGCGGTCCTTGATGGACGCGCGCAACAGGGCATCCATGCTGAATTCGCCGGTCATGGTGGCGCGCTGGCGGGGCGTCATCACGCGCTTGCGAAAGGCTTGCTCGATGTTCTTGCACAGCGGCGCGATGGACAGGGTGTAGAAGCCGTCCTTGATCTCGAAGATGCCAGTGCCCCAGGCGGTGACGTTGCTGTGGTGCACCAGCACCGGCGGCACGTCGAACCAGCGGCACAGCTCTTCGACGCTGAATTTGCGGGTCTCCAGCAGCTGCTGATCCTCGGGCGAGAGGCTGAGCTGCTGGTATTTCATGTTGGCTTCGAGCACCATCAGGCGCCCGGTGCTGCCTTCGGACAGGCCCTTGAACTGTTCCTTAATGCGGGTGCGCTGGTCGGCGTTCAGCACGTTGTCCACCATCAGCACGCCGGTCGGCTTGCCGCCCGAGCCAAATACCTTGGTGGCGGCTTCCTGCGACTTGGCGGCTTCGGTGGTGGCTGGGCGCATGAACTCGAGCTTGGCCAGGCCGGTGGTGCCGTTGCCCAGGTTCTTGATGTGCAGCACGTTCTCGGCCGCCAGGATGGCGATGTCGCTGCCGTAGGTGTATTTGTAGACCATGGCGCCGTCACTCAGCACCATCACGTCGACCTGGTCAGACGGCATGGGCCACAACGCCACCGCTTCGCCGGCCTGATCGCGGTCGATGCGGGCGTAGGCATTGCCGCGCAGGTCGTGATTCATGACCATGCAGCGCCAGAACTCGAACGGCGTCATTCGCGCGTTGGGCGAGTCGCTCATCAGCGCATACAGGCGGCTGTCACGGGCCAGGGTGCGCTGGCCGTCCTTGCTGGCGTACACGAAAAATGGCAGGCTGGCCACGGTGGTGGCGCGGCGATCAATGCAGGCCCACACGGTGCTGAGCTGCAGCGCGCCATCCACTCCGACGTTCAGCAGATCGCTGCCAAGCGCCACGGAGGGCGAGTCGTTTTGCACGCCAGCGGATTCCCCAAGGGCGCCGCCACGGCCAAACCAGCTCGAAAAACGGCTAAGCAGGCTCATAAGCTAATCGGTTCGTTGAGGAAATCATCAATGTTGTCTTTTGGCGTGTTGGCCAGGGCACGCCCCAGCGCCATCAGCATCGCCATGGGTCCGTCGATCTTGTTTTCGGGCCGTTCCTTGGTGGGCGATCGCAGCTCGTTGAACTTGCTGACCTTCACCACCAGGTTGCTGACCATCCAGGTCATGACGGGGTTGCCGTCGAATTTCAGTTTCTTCTCCAGCACCATGTTCTCGACCTGGATCAACGCCGGGGTGAAGAACATGGCGCGCTGCGTGATCTCGACCAGCGGCAGGCCTTCTTCGATCAGCTTGCCGGCAAAGTACATCGA